TGATCTATTGAAGCGTTGCGACGCTTAACTATTACATATGACAGAGGAACTTCCCCAAGACCCCTAGCCTTAGAATAGTTAAGCGCCTCAACTTGTGCTTCTCTCCAGAACTCAGGCAATGAAAGGGTTGCCCTGTTCTTGAGTTCAAGGATGTAAGTTTCTCCCGCGATAACAGTAACGATGTCGCCCTCATCCTTTGCCCCAGCTTTAGTCAGACGCTCTGCAATAACTCCAGCCTTGCGGAGCCACTTCATTACATCTGTCTCAAACTGAGAACCCTTAGTCTTGTTGTACTGACTCATCTACTATAACAACCTTATTGATTTTATAGGTAAGATTACCTTCTTCATCCTTAACAAGTTCAACAATCCCAGCCTGCAGAATTGCACCAACAAAGTTAGCCAAGTCTGCTTGTAATATATCAACTCGCTTTAATAGTTGTTCGTACTCACCTTTACTGCGCCACTCCATTATTTCAGACATTGTAACCTCCTTGGTATCCTGCGATTGTATCTTTGCGTAACATCCAACCAAACTCATTTTGATCTGATATCTGTACTGCTGCATAGTTTACCAGTAGCTGTGCATATACAGTGCCGTCTGCAGTATGTTTGCCAAAGCGATTCTTTACTGGTGCAACCTTGAGTATTCCTTGTCCTGGGTCATAACCCAGTGTAAGTATTAGTGCTGGTAGCTGACTGACCTTTCCGTGTATTGCTCTGCGATGAGGTGGGTTAGTAGGCGACCCATACTCTGACTGTTCTGATACGTGATGAAGTACTAGGACACAGGCCTCAGTCTTGCGTGCCATATCGTGTAGCTCCATCATAATAGCTCTTAGGCCAGCCCACTCGTTGTCTGTCTCAGCAGTTATGTTCATCAAGTTATCAATGACAATCAACTCAGGTGGCTGTCCGAAGAGTTCAACGTAGGCCCTTATCTCCAACTCCAAATCATCAATGTTTGGAGATGAATCAAAGACCCACTTGATATGTGAAAGTTTGTTTAGATGTGCATTGTAGTAGTGGCTATTGTCTGAAAGGTTTGCCTCAACTGTCACTTGTGAGTGACCAGATAGATGCGATACAGACCTCATCATTACTGTGGTTGTGTCAGTGTCTGCAGAAAAGAAAAGCGTAGGCACTTTGGCTTTGATTGCATAGATCAGAGCGAACATAGACTTACCGGCATTGGGTGCAGCAGCTACCATACATACCTGGCCTCTGCGAAACTTAATACCTTCTGCTTTTAATCCATCCCACACGTCCGGCAATGGTGTTGCTTTAGTAAGCACACCACTCCAAGCGCGGGAAAGATTAAGCACTACTCTCCTTTCCCAGTGTGATGTTTCGTTTTTTACGTATTGCAGCTCTGTCGCTATCAGTAAGTCCACCCCAGATACCGTAGCGTTCCTTACGGATAGCCCACTCAGCACACTCACTAGTGTGTTGGCACCTGCGACAAATTGACTTAGCTGCTGCGATGTTAAGACGTATCAGCTTGCCTTCGTTTTCTTTTTCGGCAAAGAATAAATCTCCACCGACTTCTGCACATAGCGGGTTCTCGTATTCACGAGGCTCCCGCATCGTTTATCTAACCCAGATAGTGTCGCACTTGTCTGGCGCACCCTTGGGTGCAGAACACATATAGCCCTTCCAAGGTCCCTTAGTTGATGTACCTGAACGGAAAGCCATCTCTCCGTGTCGGCAAGCGTGTGCCTGTCCATTAGATTGAACTGCTACTGGTTGAGCTTGTGGTTCATTGAACTGTGCAGCAACTGATGCAGTAGTTGGTGCTGATGCACCACCGAGTAGTTCTCTACCTGTTGTTTTAATAAGGGTAGATACCATTGCTAGATCTGTAAGACCAACCTCTAGGTCTTTGACATCTTTTGCGTAAAGATTGATGAGTGTTCCATCAGGCAACTTATAGTTGACCTGGAACTTGGTTCCTTCTACTGACATTTACTTACCTCCACCTTGCTTTATAGATAAGCGATGACTCTCAGCGCCTATCTTCTTAGGGACATACCCTAAAAGTTTTTCTACTTCTTCACTATCAACTGACTCGCGACCTCTGATAGTGCTCCAACTTACTTCGATACCAGAGTTAGTAACTCCTAGTAATCCTTCAAAGGTTGCCTTCAAAGAATCTTGTTCTTTCTCCAGCTCTTTTATTTGTAATGCTAACTGTAAATACATCAGTGCATTCCTGTCAATAACAGGATCTGCAATGACTACATCAGTCACTGGTGTACGTTCTTTTTTTAGACCAACGCATCCCATCTGCCCACTTGCGTCATAGAACTTACAATAGAACTGACAGTAGCTTGCATCTTTCTCTGGTGCTGGTGCCTCTGCTGCTTCTTTAACAGCCGCTAGCCAACCGAGTGCCTCTAGTGCAATGGACTCATTGTAGTCTTCGGTGTGAACCTTGACATCTCTTTCGTCCCCGTCCCTGGCAATTACTACCAGTGACACTCGGTTGACCGCATAGCCGTTTTTAGCTAGGAGGTAGCCGTAAAGTTGTACCTGCCACCGTTGTTGTGTTGATGGAAAGTAAGTAAGGTTCCGGACCTTGCTTGTCTTCCAGTCAATAACATCACCAGTACTAGGTACGAAACAGTCAATGTGTGACTTCATCCCATTGTATTCAACTTCTGTTTCAATCATTACATCTGGGTTATCTGCTAAGGCTCTTTCAATCTCTGCGTGGATAGCAGTACCCATAATCGCAGCGAGCTTTAATTCGTTATCATTAGTTTCAGGTTGGTCATTCAGGCGATACCACACCTTACGGCGACAGCCACCTACCTCTGATGGACCAATCTGTACCTGTGTGGATCGTGAACGCTTTGCATCACCTGCTTTGAGTGCAGTAAGTAATAATTCTTTAGGATCAGTAATCATACATTCACCGCTCCAGATTCTTGTGCATCATTGTATAGTTTGTAAGCAAGTCTGCACGCTAACCAACCTTGTTGATGCCAATACTGTGCAGCGTACTCATCTGTCATCGCAATGTATTTAACTTCATCTTCCATTAGAACTCCCACCCTACATACCAGAACAGGAAATCAACAGTCAGGTGGTATTTATCAACGTGAATACCAAAACCAACTCCACTATTTTTACCACCGTAAAACCAGAAACTTCCAATCTTCTTTTCCATAGCTCCTCCTAGAACCGTTCTTGTACCACCAACTGTAAGGGCTTGTTCGTATTGGCGTCAAGCACCGAAGCAATCTCTACGGCTCTACGGGCGTGTCTCTTTGAATAGGCTAGGTCCATATCAGGTTTGACAATTGAATACAGGTAGCCAAGAGCAAGCTGGCCCCCAGAACCAATGCCATACGCTCCGTGATTTGCTTGGAAAAAAGAGAGATCACAAGCAATACGAAAGATATTACCGTTAAAAGCAATGAGATAATCGAAGCCACCATCTTTGTCCACCTTGTTGTAGTCGTAGTTGTTGTCGCTAAATGTTTCAATAATACTGGGTATGATTTTCTTTCCCATAAACTGCGCTGGCTCTTCACCTTTATACAAAGGTGGCTTCCAGTTGTAGGAAAGAATATCACCTGGCCTAGTATCACCTGAAAGACCAACGAGATACTTACCAATCTCAACTATCTTTGGCGTACTAGTAGCCAGAGTTACTAGGTTGTCTTCTGTAATCTGTGAGTCAGCTACTAGAACCGCGTAATCAATACCCTCAAGCGCCGCGATAGTCGTCATAAACCAAGCCTACCAGTCAACGGCGTGTCGCTACTAGGCGACACTCTACTGGGCGCTACAATATGAGCCGTGAGGCGAATTAAACAGGCAGGCGCCCTTAATGGGCGCACCGACAGTAACCGTACAGTAACCCTACGGCTCCGTCTACCAACGCTGCCATCGTTTAGATGGCTCAGGAATGCCCTTCCTAAGCCCTACGGGGCCGATTTAAGACAGTTAGGGCCACTGCACGTATGTTCCTGTGGGTGCCAGGTCTTTAACGTCTTAGCCAGCTTTGAAGATTATGAACTAGTCTGGTACTTTTTAGATGCAACCTGTGTTAGTTGTGGCAATCTAGTAGTTGTCCCTTGTCCAGTAGATAAAGATGCAGCACAAGCTCAGTAACCATAACGAAGAAGATCGCACTGCCACGTGCTCTGTTTGTGGCCCCACTAAGATAAAGCTACGAGATAAAACCAGACCATTAACTGGTAGATATAGATGCCGTACCATATGGAAGATTAACTACAACAACACCGTCTATCCATACGCTAGACATAAAGGCACCAAATGTCAAGGATGTGGGTTCATACCAGAACACATCTCTCAACTAGATGTAGACCACATAAACGGTGACCGTTTCAACAATGACCCTGCTAACTTACAGACCTTGTGTGCTAACTGCCACCGGCTCAAGACCCACCTATCAGGTGATTCAAACTCAG